ATCGAAGCTCGGGTCCTCGCGTGGCTGGCTGAGCAAGAAGACGTCGTGCAGACATTCGCCGAGAACGGTGACGTGTATAAGCGCATGGCCTCCAAGATTTTTGGGGTTCGGGAAGAGGAAGTGACCAAGGAACAGCGGCAAATCGGTAAGGTCGTTATCCTTGGAGCGGGCTATGGCGTAGGGCACAACAAGCTCCAGCTGTTCCTCAAGATGCAGGCCGGTGTTGAAGTGGACCTGCAAGAGGCCAAGCGCATCATCGACATCTACCGGCACTCCAACGCCAATATCAGCCAGCTCTGGAAGGACGCGGATCGCGCTATCCGCATGATGAACCAAGGCACCAGTGTGCAGTTTGGGCGGCCCGGCGTTCTGACCGTAGACGCCGAGGCTATGGGTATTCGCCTGCCGAACGGGCTGTATATCCGCTACACCGGGCTGACCGGAGTACAAGGCGAGCGGGGGATCGAGTATAGCTACGAGACGCGCAAAGGGCCCAACCACATATACGGCGGGAAAGTTATCGAGAACGTTACTCAGGCGCTCGCACGGTGCGTAGTGGGTGAACAGATGTTAAAGATTGCCAAACGCTACCGTGTGGTGCTAACTGTACATGACTCTGCTGTGGCTTGTGTCCGCAGCGAAGAGGCAGAGGAAGCTCAAGCATACATCGAAGAGTGCATGCGCTGGACGCCCGGCTGGGCCGAAGGCCTTCCTGTCAACTGCGAATCGGAGATTGGAGTTAGGTATGGCGGATAATACGAGCAAGGCAGGGGCATGGTCCTTCAGTCGGATGAAGAACTTCGAGACGTGTCCGAAGCAATACTACCACGTGAGCGTGCTGAAGCAGTTCCCCTTCGCAGAGACGGAGGCGACACGGTACGGCACCGAATTTCACAAGGCAGCGGAAGACTACATGCGCGACGACACGCCGATCCCGGAGCGGTTCGCGTTCGCTCGGAAGATGCTGGAGGTGCTCAAGGCCAAGCCGGGGGATAAGCATTGCGAGCTCAAGATGGGGTTGCGGGAGGACCTGACCCCGTGCGGGTTCTTCGACAAGGACGTGTGGTTCCGGGGCATCGTCGATCTGGCCATCATCAACGGCGAGAAGGCGTTCATTGTGGACTACAAGACGGGGAAGTCAGCTCAGTACGCGGATACCGGGCAGCTGCAACTCATGGCCCTGTCGCTGTTCGCACACTTCCCGCAGGTAACCCGGGTGAAGAGCGGGCTCGTGTTTGTCATCGCAGACAAGTTTGTTCCGGCCGACTTCAACGCAGCAGACCATGACACGTTGTGGGCCCCGTGGATCAAAAAATACGCCCGTATGGAGAAGGCGCATGAGACTGGTGTGTGGAACCCCGTACCAAGCGGCCTATGCCGAAAGCACTGCCCTGTGGTAGAATGCGTCCACAACGGACAGCACAGGTGACTTATGCCCTACGTGAACAAGCCCCGCCCCTACAAGAAAGAGTGGGCACAGGAGCAGGCTCGTAATGAAAAAGCCAACCGCGCGGAGCGTGCCCAAGCGCGTCGCGCGTTCGACAAAAAACACGGCAAGAAAGCCCGCCAAGGGCTCGACCTGAGCCACCGCAAAGACCTAGCGCGTGGCGGCAGCAACTCAGACGGCGTGCGTCTGGAAAGCCCGAGTGCAAACCGTGCTCGGGGCGGCGCGCTGAGCAAACCACCCAAGAAGAAGTAATTCTGCGGAGAACCCGATGGAGATCGTGAATAACCGCGCGTTGCGATTGCAACTGCGCAACCCAACAAGCGTCACTACTGTTATCCCCAAGAGCCAACAGACGGGACCGAATGAGGTCCTCGTGCACTGGGGCGTTACCGAGGCACAAGCCTTGCGCGACCTTAACATCAAAGCCCCTGCACCCATCTCTGGGCGGTACGATTGGCCGGGCCAATACAAACCCATGGATCACCAACGCACGACGGCCGAGTTCCTCACCATGCACAAGCGGGCGTTTTGCTTTAACGAACAGGGGACCGGTAAAACGGCCAGCGCTATCTGGGCCGCAGACTTTCTTATGAAACAAAAGCTCGTGCGCCGGGTCCTCGTGGTGTGCCCCCTGTCTATTATGGACTCTGCGTGGCGCGCCGACCTGTTCAAGTTCGCCATGCACCGCACGGTGGATATCGCCTATGGAGCGCCCGCAAAACGAAAAACGGTGATTGCGGGCCCGGCCGAGTTCATTGTCATAAACTACGACGGTATCGGGATTGTCGAAGACGAGATCAGCGCCGGTAGGTTCGATCTGATTATCGTAGACGAGGCCTCGCACTACAAGAACGCGCAGAGCAAACGCTGGAAGGTTCTCAACCGCTTGCTTACTCCTGACACGTGGTTGTGGATGATGACCGGTACCCCAGCGGCGCAGTCCCCTGTGGATGCGTACGGCCTTGCAAAATTGGTAAATCCGCAGGGAGTTCCTCGGTACGCCGGAGCCTTTCGGGATATCGTTATGACACAGCGCACGAAGTTCCGCTGGGAACCGAAACCGGACGCGGTGACCACGGTGCACCGGGTACTGCAACCGGCCATCAGGTACTCCAAGGACGAGTGCCTAGACCTGCCCGACATCATGTACACCAAACGCCACGTACCGATGACCAAGCAGCAGGAGGTCTTCTACAACAAGCTGAAGCGAGACATGACCATGGAGGCGTCCGGTGCGGAGATCACCACCGTCAACGCTGCCATAAACATGAACAAGCTGCTGCAGATCAGTGCGGGTGCGGTCTATACCAACGAGGGAGACACACTCGAGTTCGATATATCGACACGCTACAGCGTCCTGCAGGAGGTTATCGCGGAAAGCTCCAAGAAGGTGCTGGTGTTCGTGCCGTTCAAGAGCACGATTCGGATGCTGACAGATCGCCTTCGGGCCGACAACATCTCCACCGACGTCATCTCAGGGGACGTAAACGCTGGAGCGCGGACGGATATCTTCAAACGGTTTCAGACCGAGACTGATCCCCGAGTACTTGTCATCCAGCCACAATCGGCGGCGCACGGCGTCACGTTGACGGCCGCGAACACTATCGTATGGTGGGCACCCACGGCCTCGCTTGAGACTTATGCGCAGGCCAATGCCCGTATCCACCGGTCAGGGCAAACGTCGAAGTGTACGGTGGTGCAGCTGGAGAGCTCTCCAGTGGAACGCAAGCTGTACGCCATGCTGGATAACCGGCTAGACGTGCACACGAAGATTCTGGATTTGTATCACGAATTGCTTGACTAACGTACGTATTGGTAATATATACCACGTATAGTCAACCGGGAGCACCACATGACAGACGATATCTCCGACCTGTCGGTCGAGAAACTAACGCGCACCTACGTAAAAATCCGGGACGCCCGGGCCGACTTGGCGGCCAAGTTCAAGGAGGAGGAGCGCATCCTCGTGGAGCAGCAGGACGTGATCAAGCGGGCCTTGCTGGATTACTGCACCGAGCATGGGGTCGAGAGTGCGCGCACGTCAGCGGGCATTTTCTACCGCACAACGAGAACCCGCTACTGGACGAGCGACTGGGACTCTATGAACCGATTCATCATGGAGAACAAAGTGCCAGAGTTCTTCGAGAAGCGGCTGAACCAAGGCGCGATCAAGCAGTTTCTGGAGGAAAACCCGGAAGCTGTTCCGCCCGGACTTAACACGGACGTCGAGTACGTCGTAACCGTAAGGAAGAAGTGATGTCGGCAACGTATGCCACTATCCGCGAGGTGTCAGATTACTTTAAGGTGTCTGTCTCTACCATACGCAACTGGGTCCGTAACGGGACCATCCCTGCAGATACCTACATCAAGGCTGGCGAGACCTACCGCTTTAACCTTGATCTAGTCGAGGGGGCCTTGCTCAACACCCCCGAGGGCGAGGCCCGTGCCTCCAACCCTACCACCAACATGAGCGCATCAACCCGAGTCGAGGAGAACGACCTATGAGCACCGACCTTTCCGCCTTTAAGGGCAACCAACTGATTTCGTCTGAGCTGTTCAAGAAGCTGATGGAGGTCAACAAGACCCTTGCGGGGGGCACTGGGGGCACGACACGCCGCATCAGCATCAAGGGCGGCCGGTTCCGCGAGATGGTTAACGGCGAACAGATTCGCGTTAACTCGTCTGGGAGCATGAACATCATCATCCTCAGCTCGTCCAAGATCGGGCGCACGTACTTCGAGGGTGCCTATGATCCGGAGAACCCCACGCCACCAACCTGCTGGTCTCCAGACTCCGAGAAGCCCGATGCAGCCGTTCCGGCAGATCAGCGCAAGGCCGCGTCGTGCCGCGATTGCCCGATGAACATCAAGGGTTCGGGGCAAGGCGAGAGCCGTGCATGCCGGTTCAACGTGCGCCTTGCTGTGGCGCTCGAGGGGTCGCTGGACAAAGTCTACCAACTGCAGCTGCCCGCGACATCGCTGTTCGGTGACGGCAAGAACGGTATGCTGGGGATGCAGGCCTACGCCAAGTTCCTGAGCTCCAACGAGATGCCGATGATCGGCCTCGTGACGACCGTGTACTTCGACGAGAACAGCGAAACCCCGAAGCTGTACTTCAAACCTGCGCGTCCGCTGGACGAAGAGGAGTTGACGGCCGTGCTCAACCTCGCCGAGCACGAAGACGTGGAGAAAGCCACCACCTTGACCGTGTACCAGACGGACAATGCGGACGAGAAGCCCAGCGGCTCCAAGGCGTACAACCCCAAGAAAGAGGAGATCAAGATCGACAAGCCGTCGGATGAGGAAGTTGAAGCCCCGAAGCGGGTATCGTCCAAGTCCGAAGCTCCGGCACCGAAGACTGACAAGCTGGATAGTGTACTCTCCGCATGGGATGACTAACAACAAGAGGCGGGGCGTTACAGCCCCGCCCACTCCCATACAACCGAGAGAGCAGCGGAATGACCACAACAGACTTCCTACGGGGCGTGCTAGCTAAGGATGGCTTGTACTGCTTGTGGGTGTTCAATCGTACAACTGAGCGCAAGATACAGACGTTTCACGAGACGATTGGTGCCCTTGTCGCCACGGCGATGGACTATGACGCACGGGGCTGGGATGTATATTTCGCCACGGCCACCTTCAAAACCGATGCAGGCCGCACAGCCGACAATGTTCAGGCCATGCGTACCTTTTTCCTAGACCTAGACTGCGGGGAAACCAAAGAGTACCCCGATCAGGTGACAGCGCTGCACTCCTTGCAGAACTTCTGCACCCGCATGGGCCTACCGAAACCGCTGCTGGTCAACAGTGGACGGGGGATACACGTCTACTGGGTTATGGACCGGGACCTGTCGAAGTCTGAATGGCAGGCCATAGCGGACAAGCTGAAGGCGTCAGCTATACAGCACAGCTTCCCGATGGACGGTGCCGTCCCGGCC